AAACAGGCATGTGTTTCTCACAAGAAAGAAAATATAGATTATGGGCTTCTTTGATCAATTTGTTTAAGGCTCATAATAACCCTTATTTTATTGGAGATTACATGCCCGATAATGATTCAAAAATACATCAATTTATGACAAGTAGGTTTAGTGAATTATATAATTATGTTAATCATGATCCTTTTCAACTAGGACAACTTAGTAGATTTTCAGACGGTAATATATATCCTAAGGCTAAAGATGGAAGTCATGACGGTCCCGAAGCACAGGTCGCTTTAGCAGATTTTGTCTATAACAAAATTATAGAAAAATATACTGATATCAAAGTTAAAACTGATGCAGACTTTTTAACACTTAAAGATTTTCCTACAAGTTTCTTGAGGCGGTTTAGAAGTGATAACAAATGGTTCCGCTACCAAATGAATCTACACTATGCGAAAGATTATGATTTATAACTATGAAATATATACCGACGAAGTTTAATTACACAGTACTAGAAAAAACAAATTTAAACGGCTCAAGAAAGTATGTAACTCCAGATGGATTTGCAGTTCCCAGTGTCACCACAATACTAGAAGCCACTAAACCAGAAGAAGCGAAGCAAGCACTACGTGAATGGCGTAAGCGTGTAGGAGAGCAAAAGGCTAAGGAAATTACTACCGAAGCCGCTGGCCGCGGTACACGTATGCACAAGTTTCTTGAGAATTTTGTAAAGACAGGTATAGCAGGAGATCCAGGAAAAAACCCTTATAGTATTCAGAGCCGTGACATGGCTGAAGAAATAATCAATAAAGGTCTTAACAATTGCCAAGAGTTTTGGGGTACTGAAGTCAGTCTATACTTTCCTGAAGTTTATGCAGGAACCACCGACCTCGTGGGTGTGCATGACGGTTCAGATGCTATCATGGATCATAAGCAGACAAATAAGCCTAAAAAGCGTGAGTGGATTGATGACTATTTCTTACAATTAGCAGCCTATGCTAATGCTCATAATGAGATTTACGGAACAAAGATACGTAAAGGTGTCATTTTTATGTGTAGTGCTGATAAGAAATATCAAGAGTTTTTGATTGAAGGAGTAGAGTTTGACCGTTATTCTGATCTATGGTTCAAACGTTTAGAACAGTATTACTCCACATTTCTATAGGGGTAATTTAGTATAAATAGTTGTAATACCGGTATATTATAACTATGTCTATAATTCAGATTTCCAAAATTTTACAGAGATCAGGTGATTTAGTTGATCTCCCACAATTAGATCAAGCAGAATTTGGTTTTGCCAGCGATGCAAGTCGTCTTTTTATAGGTAAAACAACAGGCATTCCTGAGAATGTTGAAATCTTAACAGCATATTCTAATATTTCTTTTAGCCAGATAGACGGCGGCTACGGTAATTTAGATATAAGCAGTAGTGTTGCCGACGGAGAATTATTAGTATTTGACGGAGATAATTGGGTAAATCGCGGCGGTGATGCTGGCGGTTTAATCACATTAGGTGATGTAAGCAACGTCAGAATTGATGGCGGTACCATTGGTTATGTCTTGACTACAGATGGAACTGGTAACTTAAACTGGAGTCCTAATGGCGTAGTTATAGGTAACATTCAAAATGTGACACAGGATAATCCTGGTGTAGTTACAACAACTGAACCATTTTACCTTCCTAATAGTTCATCAGTAACTATTACAGGTGTTGTCGGCATGATACAACTGAATAGTAATTCTTACTATATAGGCAATGTTACATCAACTACTTTTAGATTATACTCTGATATAAATTTAACTATTCCAGTAAACACAAGTAGTTTCTTAGCATATGTTTCTGGTGGTAAATTTGTTTGCGCTCCAGCCGGTAGCGAAGGTTCAGCAAATGCTGCAGGGGTCACCACTAGTGTTCAATTTAACACAAACAATTTGTTAGATGCCAGTGCAAATTTCACATTCAACAAAACTACAAATAATCTTACAATAGATCCTGGTAATGTAATTATAGGTAATAATTTAACAGTATCTGGCAATGCGAATATCTCAAACTTAGTTGTATCTACTAAAGCAAACTTAGGTGCTGTAGGAAATGTTACTATCACAGGTGGCACAAGCGGACAAGTCTTGACCACTTATGGAAACGGCACAGTATATTGGGGTGCAGGAGGAGGAGTAAGTGGTGGTGGCTATTACCTACATACTCAATCGTCAGCAAGTACAACCTGGGTTATAAATCATAATTTAAACACACTTTATGTAAACGTCAACCCAGTTGATACTAGTGGTAATTCCTATTATGGACGTTATGATTTTCCTTCGGTGACATATACTAATGCTAATAGTTTGACATTGACTTGGAGTAGTGCGATAGCAGGAAATTGCTCTGTGATCGCAGGCGGCGTGAATGGTAATGGTAGCCCCGGTGGTGCCAACACTTATGTACAATTCAATGATGGTGGTTCAGTATTCGGCGGTGATGCTAACCTAACATTCAATAAAACTACAGGTGTTTTAAATGCCGTAATGACGACTCTAACTACAGGCGCAGTTGGCACAGCAGGAACTATGACAGGCAATTGGGCTTTATCTGTTGGTTCTAAATTACAATCTACATATGCTGACTTAGCCGAATATTATGCTGCTGATAAAATGTACACACCGGGAACTGTTTTACAATTTGGCGGTGATAAGGAAGTTACTATTGCAAAAGAAGAAACTAATAAAATTGCAGGAGTAGTATCTAGTGATCCTGCTTATGTGATGAATGGAGATATACAAGCACAACATCCGGTCATCGTTGCTTTAATAGGACGAGTTAAAGTAAAGGTAATAGGAACAGTGCTTAAAGGTGACATGCTAATAAGTGCAGGTAACGGTATTGCAAAAGCAAGCATCATTGATCCTAAAATAGGTACAGTGATAGGCAAAGCAATAGAAAATAAATTTGACGGTGACGAAGGTATGATCGAAGTCATGGTCGGTAGATTATAAGATAAATACAACACAGGATTAAAACAATGGCATCATACGTATATACAGCGAGTGGTTCAGCAACAGCATCAGCAAACATAGCAACTGATAAAGTCAGAATTGCGACTACGGCTTCACCAATTCAATATACTACCAGTTTCCCCAATGTTGCGTTAACTGGTACTGTAACTTGTGCTACGAACAGTAATGTAGTGACTGGATCAGGCACATTATTTTTATCACAGTTGAACGTAGGTGCTTGGATAGGAAATACAGCAGGTAGTACCGTAGGCATTGTAAAATCTATTGCTAACAATACAAGTCTAACATTGACTGCTAACGCCGCAGTAGCAATATCAGGTGGTACTGCACGATATAATCCATACGGTATCCCATATACTGTAGCAGATGCTAACTCAACAATCATTCCTGCAAATACTGTTCAAAATAGTATCATCGTGGGTCAAGGTAATGTAGTATCATTCTTAGACGTTGGCGGTAATGCAGAACCATTCAGTATTACTGAAATGGGTGCTCCTCATCCTAACACTGGCACGACTGGCGTTCTAGCAACTCCAGCAGCTGGTGGACCAACTACATAATAATCACGCAATAAAATAGTATTTTTTGATAAATATAGTATGTTCATGACGTTGTTGTTATGGACTTATGCGGTCCCCGCCGCGTACCGGCTAGAACCCGGCATTATAGGAGATAAAACAATGGGTCGTCCACTTAAAATCGCAAAAGCCCAAGCAGTTGTTACATTAACTGCTACAAACGGAACTACTGAAGTAGTTACAACAAACGCAAACTTTACTAACCTAGGTATCATTGCCGGCATGCCATTCATTCCAGCAAGTAACGTAGGTAATCTATTAGCCGGTACAACATACTGGATATTACAAGTATTGAACGCAGGTAATAACAGCACATTTACTGTTTCAGCAACAGAACTATCAGCAAACCCAACATACACTAAGTTCAACTTAGGTACCACTGCTGCACAATCTGTAGCACTATCAGTCGGTGTTGTTGATGCATATTTCAACAATCCAATCGGCGGTGCAGGATATCCAGCAACTAACGCTAACACATATGGTGTAGTTGGTGGTAACACTGCAATCTACGGTAGTCAAGTTCTTACTAACGTTGCTATTGGTGTTAATGGTACAGGTACACTTTATGCTTCTGACGCAAGTAACGTTGTCGGTGGAGCAGGTACTGATTTAGCCAACATTGCAGCCGATTCAGTTATTCAATATGTCAACTCATCAGGTTCTTTAGTAACTTTAGGTTATGTTGATACTGCAACTGGTGTAACATCTGTAGCAGTTGCGAACACTAAAAACACTGGCAACTTCGTCAGAACAACTGGCAACGCACAAACATTGTTTGAAAATCTACCAGTTACATTTGACGCTAACTTAGGTGGTCTAGTTACAGGAACTACTTATTTCGTATTGTCAATTGCTAACACATCTGCATTTACTGTTTCTACAACAGTTGGTGGTGCAGAAGTTGACTTGTCAGATGCAACAGGTACACCTAATGCGCTACAAGATACTACACTTCTAACTAATGATGCAAGTGCTAACCTCGCTGGTTCAGCATATGTATATGCAACTCCAGAAGCAGGTTTCATTGTTCGTCAGAAGGGCAAGACAAAGTACTTAGTAACAGGTGCAACAACTGGTCTAACAGCACAATGTTTCACTGCTAACGTTGCCAATACAGCGTTGACTCCAAACACAATGACTATTACAGCAACTTATGCCAACACAGCAACAAGTAAGGTTTCATCATTGAATGATTATAATTCAGAGGTGTTCCCAGCACAAGTAGCAGCAGCATCATTAGTAGCAGGTACAGTATATACCATCTATAACGCAGGTAACACTAACTGGACAGCAGTTGGTGCATTTGCTAATATGACTGGTATTACATTTACTGCAACAGGTTCTGGTTCAGGTTCAGGTACAGCAGTTCTTGCAAATGTAAATCCTGATGTAATCGCATCATTCAACTCAGCAATCGTTGCGAACGCACAGGCATCTCTACCACCTGTAGTAACTATTACAAACAGTTAATAGGAAATAGAAAATGCCAGCAGCAGTTAGAAAGAAATTTGAACAAACTGTTACAGATGTAGCAGTGTTGCAGTTAGAAGTTCGTAACCTTCATGACAAGGTTGATGAACTTAAAACTGATGTAAAAGACCTGCATGATTGTTTGGATCGTAATATGGCTGAGACTAGAGAATTTTTAAAAGAATTCCAAGAAGGTCAAACCAAACAACATGAAGAATTAGCAGACAAAGTATCTAGTATTGAAAAGATAAAATGGATGCTAATGGGCGCAGCAGCAATACTGGGCGCTACAGGTGTTGAGGCAGTTCAAATGTTTCTAACAAGTTGATAATAGTCAATATGACTAGTAAAAACGGGGCTTTATGCCCCGTTTTTATTTTGTGAGAGTTGCTAGTTTTTCTTTAACGATGTCTATATTGATAGTGCTAAACAGTCCGGGATGCATGGGTTTAGGATGTTGCCCATCTCCTATCCAAGCATAACCTACATGTTCATCATTTAAATCAGGAACAAATTCCTCATCTACGGCGCAGAAAAAGGTATGATACGTAAAATTATTATTGACAAACTTTTGGATTGGTATTAATTTTGCATCTTGTGGGAAATATCCAATTTCTTCAAAGCATTCACGCTCTAAACCCTCTAATAACGTTTCATTTTTTTCTATTTTTCCCCCGGGCACTCCCCAAGAATAGTTTGCATCTGATCTTAGTAGATATAAAAACCGCGCAGTAGATTTACAATAGAAGAAAAGTCCTGCGGAAATATTTTTCATTCAATAATTTTAACAGTTGTGAAATTAAAGTACAATACTGTAGTCGCCCTGATCGTACCAACCTTCATAGGACTTCATCCATTGCCCTTCTTGTTGTACATATCGGTATTGTATATTAGTCGTTAGATTGGTCACATACTGTACGGTTGTTGATTCGCTTGCATCAAAAGATACGGACCATGACATGGTCGCTGAACTAAATTGGATAATATCGTTTGCGCTTGCTACTAAATCGCCCCATGCAGCAGTTGGGCTACCTTCGCTACCTATATCTTCAACAATTAAATATCTGCGCCCATTGATAGGTCCTGGCAAACCGAAATTTGGACCTTGTGTGATTGGATTAATCACAGCATCTACAGGATCAAGGGTGTTTTGTGGTAATGTATCTTGGTCAATATCATATATTAAAATTCTATCATCTAACGGATCTTGTACGATAGTACCTACAATATCATCTTCCATGTAAGGGTTTTGTAACCAAATTTGACTAATGCCTGGTTTATACTTGCCATAAACGTTCAACAAACTTGTCCAATATAAATTAGTATTAGGAGGTACAGGTTCTTCTAAAGTAGAGTTAGATGGATTAAATGCTTCATTTGCAGGAAGTAACTGTAATCTATTACCTATCAATAATAATTTATATCCATATGGTGTTATCTTTTGTCTTGTTCCTAATAATAAATCTTCATCTTGTATATCTTGTAAAGCCTTGCCTTTGTAAATGCTTGCGATAATTTTGTGAACAACACCCATCTTTTTAAGTTTGCTGCTTGTGCTTATCCATATAGGTAAATAAAATTTCCAGCTCATCACATCAATAGGATTATTATTGCCGATCGGAATGCTACGTGAACTAAAAGTTAATCCATCTTGATAAACTACAGTTAGTGAAGTCCAATCAACGAAATTGTCAGTGCTTTGAATTTCAAGGCTAGGATTGAATAGTGTACCTAACTGCTCAATCAATTCTAATTTTTGATTATAGTTTGTAGTCCAAAAATCTACTTGCATTCTTAATGTATAAGGAACTGGCATTAATCTTTCAATCGTAAATGCTTGTCCTTGCACTTCTTCAAATGTCTGTGTTTCTTGATTATACTGTCTCTGTCTTACGTTAAGCCTGTCAACAAAGAAAGGCTCTTGTGTTCTACGTTGATCATATTCTAATCCAGTAATAAAGTAAGTAATGATAGGCGCACTAGGTAATGTGCTAGCACTATTATTTGCAATTATTGTTGAGACTTGCCTGCTTTGATCACCATACATTACAGGTACACGAACAAGTATATCATTGCCATTAGGATCTTTACCTTTAGTTACATACCAGTTACTAAAGATTTTTGCAAACTGTATCAAGAATCTGCGTATTTGATTATCGTAAAAAAATTGTGCCATGAATCACTCTTATGGTTTAGGTGGTAAGTTATCTGGTGCTAACTCAAGTATACTTGATAATGGTTGAGCAGACGGTATTAACTTCTCTTCATTATTGCTATAAATTACTGCCTCATTATTTATGAATTGTGATAACTGTGATTTATCAGTCGCGGTCATACCTGTTTCTGTTCTTACATTAGTAGAAATACGTATCCACAATTTTCCGTCCCAGCGATATAAAATTTGTGGACTATAATCAATGCGTAAGAAGTAATCACCTACTTGTGGATTTTGCGGGAACGCTATACCAGCGCCGCTTGGTAAACCATTAGGTGCTGTGCCGTCACCTGATAGATAACCAGTTTCATAACCAAAACTTCTAGGAGTTGATCTAACTATATATTGGAATGCAGGATCGCAGTCTGCGCGCCAATCCATTTCAGTGCTTATAGTTCCAGTAAACCCTGGCTGTGTAGGATCAGCATCAGCAGTCGCATATGTATTATCAGCAGTACCATATGGGCCAGTGATCGGGCCCATTGATTTTACTGTGAGTATTTTATCTCCTTCAATAAATCTTCCGCCGGATTTACTTTCAGGAGGAGGTGTTTCTATAACTTCTAAATGTGTTTGCACAAACTTATCAAGTT